AAAGTTACTACTGCCAAGCACGACAACCTGGTGGAAACTCTTATGATTCAATTTTAGGATATTAGTCTCGAGCAATTTTTGATAGTCACGCGAATGTGACTCCTGATTAACAAGTATTCCGTTTTGCCAAATTTCAAAAATATTTGGCTTTAGGCCGCGCACAATCTTATATAGCGATGGTCCAAGTTTAAACTCAACCGTTACGAGGCAGTTTTTACCATTAATACTATTAACAAGTTGTGGCTTGTTGATGTTGCGATGAGGCTTGCCAAAGAGTACAAATGAAAGGGCGTCTAGTATAAGTGACTTTCCAGAGCCGTTATGACCAACAATTAATGTAGAACGTACATCGTTTAGATTTATTGTAATAACATTGTCTCCGACACTTAAAAAGTTACAATAGGTTAAAGAGGTGAAAATAATCATATTCCGTCAATTAATTGGGATTCAAGGTACAGTTCTTGAAGTTTAGTTTTTATGCGCGTTTTATCAAGGTCAGTTTCGATTGCATCAACATAACTGTTTAGGAGTGAAGGAGTATCAGACACCTCAATGCAGTCATCATCTATAGAGTCGGCTGAATATTCCACAAATGACTCAACGATTTTTAAGTCAAATGGCTCAGCTGCATTTATAGCATCAATATATTTGTCAAACGAATAGGGATCCTTTTTTGAGGTTACTACTACCTTTATATATGTCCCAGTAATATCAGTTACATTTGCATAGGGGACTGGACCTGATGAGTCATCATAGGTTAGTCTTTTAAAGAGCGAAAGAGGATTGCGTATTGGAACGAGTTCGCGATTAGATGTATCCAAGACGTGAAAATATTTAGGATCATTGCAATCTGCCCAAGTAATCTCGTATGGCACACCAAGATAATGAATGTTACCACGACTACTTTTTGTATGATAATGACCCGAGAGCACCATCTCATATCGAGAAAATAAATCTGCCGACATACCATGACTAACTGCTGGAGCACCCTTCATCATTTCAAACCCAGCAAGTTCCAAATGTGCTCCAATTATAGGTGCATTTGCCTTTTCGATAAAGGCACAAGACTCCGCATAATTTTCAACAGTAATCCATGGCAGCAGCGCAACTGCCAAGCCGTCGTAATCACGGACTGTAGGAGACATAATTACATTTACATGTTTGCTATGGTACTGTAACAGTTCAGTGAGACTACACAGGGAATTTGTATTTCTAAAAAAGGTATCATGGTTACCAGGAATAATATCCATAGTCATACCATACTCTTCAAGCTTTTCAAGAAACATTGCACGGTTGCGAGCAAGTACTTTAAAGTTAAGATATTTGCGATGATCAAAATAGTCACCAAGATGAAGTATTTGGGTAATGCCTTCTGCTAAGCAATGTGGGAAAAAGATTTCCGAATAGAACCGCTCAGTATAGTCTATAAAGACATCACTACCATTTTTAACACCCGTGTGGGTATCAGTGAGAATTGCAATTTTCATTGTATAAAGTTATCGAGGGCACCGACCTTTTCAGATTGTATTTTAGCCTTTTTCTTAGCACGAGGTTTTTCAATTACCTCAACAGATTCAACCAACTCATTACTTTCTTTATAAAAGGCATCGTTACGCTGACGCATCTTTTCGATAAGCGACTCTCCATAGTCAGAGCCATCTTCGAACTCTGCAAAGTTTCCAATTCCGCCGCTTTCAATTAGCAACTGTTTGATATCAGTCTGTTTCTTTTCTTTTGCTATACGTCGTAAAAATGCATACCATGAGATTTGGGTAAAATACGAAAACGCATTTGGAGTACCAGTCCGGGTTGGTTTATTAATATCATAATTCATAATAGCCTTGATGCAATTTTCAACTGCATCCATAACCATATCTTCACGATAACTATAATTTACAAAGTTACCACTACGAGACAACCCGTTTGTAATCTTCATAAAGCATTCACCAATATAATTGGTAATTTGTCGAGGTTCTCTTCCCTCATCTTTGTCGAGATTCACAGCACTCACATATTCGACGACTGCTGCAGAAAACTCTTTATTATTAACATAGTCATCACCACGTGACCGCCGCTTTTGCTTTTCAGGTTTCATATCTTCATTATATATTGTTTTTCAAAAATGTAAACACTTTTTTTATATCAATGTGAATTTTCTAGTGTACATAGTTTACAAACTAGAGTATAATAATCTATGATTGTTTGATAGACACTATACAACCTTCCAACGATCTAAGAAGATATTCCATAAATCAGTGTCTGATACCAATGAATCTGGTGGATCAATATTAGGTGAGGGATAACTTAAGTCTTCTGATTCTTCTGATGATTCTGACATTAGCTGCATTAGTCTTTGATATACTAGAGCCTCTGCATATTTCCTCTTAATAACATCAGATGTGTCTGATTCTGTTTCAATGCTACGATCATAGACGATACAATTCTCAGTGGTGTTGCCTGCCAACATTGGTAACATTATTTCACTATACTCTCCAGACTGCAATATTACCTTTCTAATCTCTAATGGACAATTTAACTGTATGCCTTCTTCATACTCATGTACAACCTCTCCTATAAGTGCTTTGCCACTCGACAGCGTAAAGACTCTTATGTCCAAGTCCTTTAACTTTAAATACAAACCATCAATCATGGTAACTGTATTTCGTATAGTTTATAGTTAAAACCTTCGCGGGCATATATTTTAGTACGTTCTATCGCGTGTTGCAACGTGTAATTCTTTTTCTTTTTCCAGCTAAAGTTGTCTGATATGTCATAGACTGTTGTTGTTCGACCGTCATCAGACTTTCGTAGTCCTCGACCAATGCTTTGTAATACGCGTATTTGACTCTTCGTTGGCGCAGCGAAAATAATTTGATGTAAATTTTTAATATTAATTCCCACGCTGAACGTTCCCATACTCGCCACAATAATTGCATTGTTCTGTGTTTCGGTTAATTCTCGTATGTGTTCTCGGTTTGTTGCATTTACCTCACCAGACACATAGAATATATGTCGGTCAGAGTCTTTATTAATGTTACTTATAAGTTCAAATAATGGCTTGCCATGCTTCTGAACAAGATTAAAAAGAACAAGTGTGTTGCCCTTTTGATCAAGCGCGAGGTTTGCTATAAAGTTGTTACGTCCGTCATGAGTTACGATTGCATCAATCTCAGTTTGGTAATCGACTTTAGAAACAACTTTCTTAAGTTCATCATTGTGGTTGCATACAATACACTTAATTTTTAAGGCAGCTAGGGTGTCATTATCAATAAGTTCCTTTGTAGTAATTACTCGATGTGTTGGCCCAAAGTTACCAACTAGCACACGCTCATTACAGAGACTGCCATCAAGTGTGCCAGTGGTGCCAATTCGATAGGCTGCATTAACGCACGCAGACATAATTGTATTTAAACTTTTTGCCTTAAAGAGATGCGCTTCGTCGCCAATCACCATACCATAGCTTTGGAACCAAGATTTTTGAAGTGTAATTGCACTTTGCCATGTAGTAACAATTACTCTTGAATCTATACTATGTTTTTCTTTGCCTGAATAAATCTTATGCACTTCAGACTCGACATCAAATGAAGGGTCTTTTTCAGAATAGTCAGCAAAGTCTTTTGTCATTTGTTCAACCAGCGACGTGGTAGGAACTATAATTAGTATTTTTTGGTCATGGTGTTCTAAAAACCAACGAACACACAGGTAAATAATTAAACTTTTTCCAGACCCAGTAGGAGATATAATTAGCCCACGTCCTTCAGCGCAAGCGTGTGTGTATGCACTATATTGATAGTCTCGTGGAGTTATTTGTGTGCCACCGCTTGTTATATGTAAACTATTTGCATACTCTAGCAAGGCCTCAGCATATGGCACATCACGCTCTGTTATGTTGGGATGCAATTCATAACTATAGTTGTGTGACTCAGCAAATTTTAATACCTCAAACAACAATCCATATGGCAGTCGTCCTGTACGAGAATCATAAAGACGTACTTTTCCGTCCCACATTTTATTCCGAAATGCAGGCATAAATTTATAACCCTCGGCAAAAAATGTAAAATGCTCTGATAGCTCACAGAGAATACCAGAGTCATTTGAGACTATTCTTACTGACGTCTCATCAATCTTGCTTATTCCTATATTTTTCATTAAGATCCAGATACAAACTGTTTCCACGTTATAATATTTTTAATTGTAGAGTGACGCCATTTAATATTATCCATAATATCTTTAAGAGCCTCTACAATTGTACACTGATATTCGATTTGCCCCTGTAACTTCATAGTATCAGTGTCGGTACTATAGAATAATTCCATATCACTCTTAAGTGGCTTTGCCATTCCAGAGAAGGGATCATACGGCCAACCTTTAGCATCCATTTCTTCCTTTGACATCTTACCATTATAATACAACCACTTATCTTTACGTAAGTGAGCCATATTTAATTCTTTTTTCTTAAGGTGTAATTTTGCGATACTATAGAGTTCTAAATATTTAGAATGCAGTCTAGCACTCTTTACGCTAGTTTCGTCTAGATTAACGTCATCAATAACACTATCAGTTTCCCATAATTTAAGTATATCTTCAAGTTGCATCATATATTATATATCATTCTATAAATTCAAAATAGTCATATCTGAAAGTAGCGTCTAAAAAGGCATACTCGGATTCGGTTTGTTGAACGTTAAATTCTAATCCTCCTATAGCTGTAGGAAAGGCATTTGCAAAACGTACACTGCGAGATATATTATTATGATTTGTTAGAAAATGCAAAGTAATATCATGGACTATTAATTCTCTATTTTTAGTGTTTGAATGCATCCAATTGAAAATTTCTCGATATGACTCTAATTTTTCATCTATTGCAATTCGCATAGTTAAAGGATCATATGCTAATTTATCTCCAGGTACAAATCCTTGATTATTTTTATACCCAGTAGTTACTTCTGCCAACGATACACTAGGAAAACTTGCACTTACCGCAAAATATTGAGTGTGTTTAAAGTCCTCTGAGTTTATGAATAGTTTAAACCCAGTCAATGCTAATAAATTTGAATCTATCATACTATTATTTATGCAAAAAAGAGGCTACCCGAAAGGGTAGCCTCTAGTTTTAAGGGTTTAACCTAATATAATAGCTTATGCTAAGTTGTCGTACGAAGTACCACCAATACCAGTTACGGTAAACGTACGGAAGTATGGGTTTTGACCGTCGGTACCAACTCCACCACCATTGTCTGTGCCTGCACCACCAGCAAATGGGTTAGCAACGAGACCATAACGGGTCTTGAAGCCAATCTTTGGTTGGAAGGTATTTGCATCAACTGCACGAACCATTGTGAGTGGAACGTATGGGCAATAGAAGAGACCTGCATCGTATGCGTTTGAACCGCGATAACCAACAGTTACATAGTCATTAGGTGCAAATGGGTCAATGAACACCTTGAGGCGGCCATTAATAACACCAGCAAATACGTTACCAGTGTCATCGACATTGAGGTTCGTTGCAAGAGCTGGAGCATAGTCAAGCACACCAGCTGCAGCGAGAGCACTTGCAACATTGCTGCTGCAAAGTACAAAGTTTCCTTTACCACGGCGAGTTTGCTTAGCAACTTCATTCGCTTCGATTTCGATTTGGAAAAGAAGTGACTTGAACTTTTCAACAGCCCAACGGCCATCAGCGTCTTGATCGAGATCAAAATCACCAGCTACACCACCAACAACTGCTTTTGCATTAACGGTGTCAATAACTTCGCGGTTGATTTCAGCAAGAATTTCAGTGCTGAGGATGTTAGCAAGTTCTGCTTCTGCATCAAGGCCGTGAACAGCCTTAAGGTCTTGAGCGAGTTCCATCGAGTATTCTGCCTTAAGAGCGCGTGTCTTAGCAGTAACAGTGGTCTTGTCAACAGTAAAGCCCATTTGGCCGAAACCAACTGTGCCGCTACCACTGGTCTGACCAGTCTTATTACCGCTGCCAGTGAGACCTTCACCAACTGTAGTAGATACTGGACCAGCAAATGCTGTGTCTGGCTCGTTGAAGAGAGCTTCACCTGTTCCGGCGCCAAGTGCATTTTGATAGGTGCTCTTCATTGCAAAGATCAAGCCGGTTGGCATGGTCATTGGCTGAACGCCAGCAATGTCATAAGCAACGATGTTTGGCATTGCACGACGAACGAGGCTGATAAGAACTGGATCCCAGTTTTGTACAGCTGCGGTGCCATTGCCTTCCGACAGATAAGTAGCTTGTGAATTTTCTTCACGAAGCGCTTTTTCTTGGTTTTCAAGGAGAACTGCAGTAATTGACTTACGATAGTTGTCTTTGAACTTAGGGGCGTCTTGAGCCTCAAGAATTGGGGCCCACTTTTTTTCGAGTTGTTCTGAATTAAACATAATAGTATTTTTTCTTTTGTTGTTGTTGTTGTTTGGGGTTGGAACCTTTATCCTTGTGTTGGAACAGTGGCTTCATTTGCCTTGTTCAAACGGGATAATGCGGTCAAATATTTTTGCATTGCAGGTGAAACAGTTTCTTCTGCAATCGTTTCATTTTCTATAATTGTTTCGGTTGTTATATAGGAAGACTCATCAGTTGTTTCTTCAACCAATGTTTCGGTTTCATCTAAGATTCCTTTAAGGTAGAATTCCTTAATGGTTTCAACTTTTTTACGATATGCACTCTCTGAAGTATAATTTACATCTTCAACAAGAGACTTAAGTTTTTCAACTTGAGTATCAGCAAGGTCTGTAGCGGCTTCAGCAACAATCTTTTCGCGAGTAAGTTTTTCAACGCGCTCGGATAACATTGAGATATTTTCTACAGTGTCTGTAGCTTCTTCTTGAAGCTTAGCAATGGTGCTTTCCATTTCAGCAACTAAATCTTTTTTAGCTTCTGGAACTTCAATATAATTTTCTACAAATACAGCCTTAAGCGATTGAATAAAGTTTTCAGCAATTTCAGTACGTAAGCCAGACTCAATTGCAACAGCATTTTCAGCTGCCCAACTTTCAACCGCATAGGTTAGATAGTTGTCAATTTTGTCAATTAACTCTTCCTTGATTGTTTCTACTTCTTCGATTAGTACTGCTGCATAGCTTTCTTTAAGTGTTTCTTCAGTTTCTTTGATCTTGCTTTTAACAGCAGCTTCAAAGATTGTAGTAGCTTTTTCCTTAAACTCTTCGGTTAAACCTTCTTCAGACTCGACAAGGCGAGTAATGTCAGAGGTGTCGACAGTGATTTCAGTTGTTTCTTCTTTCATCTCTTCATGTGTGATGTCTGTATATAGATCAGACTCTTCAGCAAGTTTCTTATATGGTCCAACTGCTGATGTGCTGTTTCCAGTAATATACACTTTAAATCCATCTTTACGAGCAAACTTTTGCGCTTTCACCTTCATGTCTTTAGAAGAAGCCTTAGCATTATTTGCTTTAATTAAATCTAAAAGTTTATTAGCTGCAGCTTCGCTGTCCATAGCAGCAATTACTCTGTTAGGCAT